GGTCGGTATTCAGGGTCACCTGCCATGTTCACGGTCAGCTTCCCACCATCCCGAGCCATGTAATTGACAACTTCATCTTCATAGGTCTGCTTATCTTCTGCGTAATCGAATCCTTTGGACTTTTTCCAACGCCATATGATTCCAAGGGTCATTACATCTTCATCAAGCCTACCCACATCTGAGTCAGCCATCCATCGAGGTTGCCCCTGTCCTGCGGCATTCTCACACCAGAACTTGGACTTGTACTCAAAAGCATAATTTGCAGTAGTGGTTGCAGGAATTGTGTGGAGAACTCCACGTCTAATAAAATATTCAGCATAGGGACCTGTGACTGCTGATGCTTTCAAGCCGGCCCTATGTGATGGTGAAAGAGGCCCAAAGACGGGCCGTTGAAGTGTTCGATCCCAAATGGTGTCATTCAGGATATAATTGAAGCCAGAACTCATTCCGGTAACAGATGCCCCGGAAACAGAAGTGATTGCAGCAATTGTTCCATGATTGGCAGTTGCCGAAACAGTGAAAACAACTTCCTCGATGGTATCCTGGAACCTGAAGCGGTTATTTAGTTTCTTGCCCTCCCGGTTCGCCAGCTTCAAAAGTCTTATTACATTCTGGTCAGTGCTGGTGATTACCGCAGTTGGGGTGGTTCCACCAACCCCGATTTCATCCCATACATCTTGGATTATTTGGAGCAAGGACATTATTTAACCCTCCTTTTTGCTGCCTTTCTTTGAGTTTTTGGCTCTCGCCTTTTTAAGTTTTTCCTTTAAATCTCTGACTTCATCTTTCAAGGCTGATTCTACCAACTTTGAATCCTTCAGATCCAGATGTAGTTTAGCATTTTCAGTCTTAAGTTCAGCAAGAATATCCTGAAGATCACCAATGTCTACAGCCTTATTCTCAGACCGTTCAGCTTTTATCTTGGCTTTCAGCTCATCATTCCGGGCCAAAAGCTGTTCATTTTGCAACCTATAATCATCAGCTTCCACCTTCAACTGCTGCATCTTTTCGGTAACAGTTCCCTGCTCAGATGCGGATTTCAGCCAGTTGATTGCTTTTTCCTTCAAAGCCCTTGCGCCCATACCCACCTTCTGGATACAGTTCTCATTCATTTCCGCAACAGCTTCAATGGTTCGAACCTGAGCCTCCAGGCATCGCTTGACTTCAGCCGGGGTGATGATAGGCCATAATCGGACATGAGTGCCATTCTCAGGCATTTCTTCATCCCGCTTATAGGCTTCATACTGGGGGCGGAATCGATTGATCAGAGCCTCGTCAACCTTCTTATTCACGATCAAGTTCCCACCTGGTGGAGTCAATCGGGCATACTCAATATCGTCATAACAGGCTTTCCCCTGCTTTGAAGATTCAACCCCGTTTTTCACCGCTTTCAGGTAAAATTCAACGTGGCAAGTCTCCCTCTGAGGCTGGTTAAACTGATCTAAGGCTTGTGGATTTGGAATAGCCAATTTAGTCCTTTCCGATTGCTTCTGCAATCTCATTTCTAGTTGTTTTAAAAGAAGCATCCTTTGCGCTCATGGCTTTTTTCATAACATCAAACCATTCATCCGCAAATTCCTGATCTTCATACCCGGCAAAACAAGGTGTCCCCCTTGTAAAATGGACCAGCTTGGCATCGACATTTGGGTCATATTCCCCCACCAGATGGTTCCAGGTTTTCGGCAATTCACCAATAAGATCATCATTGAAAAGCCATTTGAACTGGTGAAGTTCCAATCCTCCAACCCGGTTTATATAATCGGGGGTCAAGGTCTTGCAAAGTTCGTTGTTGAACAGCATCACGCTGGACCAATTTTTCTTTGCATACTTCAATTGGGGCTGATTTAAGAACTTCTTTTCCCCCCTTGGGGTATAGTCGTGTTTTACAACAAAGACTGCTGTATCTGAATATGCCACCGCATATGCCATCAGATCATGGGGGTCTGCCCGGAAGATCACATCACAGTCAACAAATAGCGAAATTCCATCAAAATCGGACAAGTATGGGGTCAGGAACCGGGTCATGGAAAACTCAGTACTTTCTGAAGCTCCCCGCTTTTTTGTATAAACAGGGATCAAATGATCCTTGCAGATTGGGATGATCGACACGGGTTGAGAAACATTGTCCAGCAAAGACTGAACACAAGTGTGATAAGCCACAATTTCATTCGAATCGTACCCAATAAAAACTCGGAGCATTTAGAACCGCCTTCCTTGTTGGTAATTGTTAGGGATCTGGAATCTTCCTTGAGGTTGACCATACGGCATCCCCTGTTGCGGGGCTCCCATATTGCGCCTCTGTTCTTCAATTAATCGCTGCTGAATCATTGGATCCATCTGTGGAGCTTGGCCCGTTCCAGCATACTGGTTGTTTGTTTGCATCAGCGGATCAAACTGATCTTGAACCCGCTGGATTTCCTGCTCAGGCATACCGCCTTCCATATCCGATAATCTGCTGGCAATCTGCTGGTTTAGCTGGTCTTGTTCTTTAAGCATTGGATCATCCATACCGAAATCAATATCTTCCGGGTTCATCTCTGTAAGATCCTCAGCTTCTGCCATTGCCAATGGGTCAACATCTTCCATTCCTGATGCGCTGATTGAAGTTTCCTGAGCTCCAAAATCTTCATCGTAAAATTCATCAGGGATCTCATCTCCAGAAATAGGAGTTGACTCAGATCCTCCACTTTCAGCCCCCTGCATCATCAGCTTTTGGGCAATCTGATTAAGTCGAGCCGATTGGCTCCTTAGCTCGTCTGTTCCCCACTGGGGCATCTGCTGGCCTGGTTTGATTACTTGTGATCCGTATGGCATTATTTTTCTCCTGTAACCCGCATATCCCTTTCTAGCCTATGGTAAACGGGTGGTAAAAGTTGAACATTCTCAAAACCAGCTTTCTGGAAAAGATGCCCAAGTTGTTTTTCGCTATAGCACCATTTGTGAGTCATCTCCGGTTCTTCCCCGGATTGTTCTCCGAACAAACCATAAAAGGTCAAATATGGATCTTTCGTGCCTTTCTTGAACTGCTCTAAAATCTTGTTCAAACACGGCACTTCTATGGTTAAGATACCACCTTTCTTCAGGACTCTGTACCATTCTTTTAAGGCTGGCATAGTTTCCCAGGTGTAAAGGTGTTCGAACACATGGATCAGCATTATTTCATCAACAGAGCCATCTTCAAACTGGGGTAAATCTACAATGCTCCCGGTAATGTCTGGCTTGTTAATCCCGCCCCCGTCATATTGGTCGATGTTGATCCATCCTGACCACTTTTGGATTCCACACCCCAGATGGAGTTTAATGCTCTCATCCACGTTCTCCCGATAGTCTGCGGGTGGTAATTGGCGGATACGAATTTTTGTGCATTCTTTATCCGTTCCTTCATATGCTTTTTGTTTGATTTGGTCCATTCCAATCCCTTTCCAATGTCCCCAATGAACATCCATTCTTTGAATCGATTATATTCAGGATGCGGTTCCGCAATAACAAAAACGCCCTGTCTGATTGCTTCGATCATTCTATTCCCACCCTTGTGGCACTTCTCACCATTATTCGGCAAGACAACCACATCGGACTGAGCCAGTCCATGCATCATGTTCTCATGGCTCCAAGGGACAATCGGGAACGGCTTGTTTGTTTCCTTGTCGGTGATCTCCACCCCGTCAGTAATGATCATAATATTCTGACCCTTCATATCATCCCAAACCCTCAGAAGATTGTGCAGATTGGACCCATGCCCGAACCATAAAACATTCTGGATTTCGCTCTGCTCCCAATTATACCTCGGCACTCTCTCCGGGTACTCAAAAGGGTCATTGATCACGATTGCATCACGCCCTGTTTTTTCCTTGATAATCTCAGCCATCCGGGAAGTGGACGCAATCACAGCATCTGCGTTTTCACACATAAAATGGTAGTGCTGCCCGTGTTTAAGATCGTCAAAGTGATCATCACAAACATCGAACACGGTCTTTGGCTGGGGTCGATCTTCAGCAACCACAGCAATCTGGTTTGCAGCCATAAAGCCGGGTTCTTTGATCTTCATCAATGCTTCCTGGTCCTTATGCGGATTGAAGTGCTTAGAGAAAACAAACACATCAGCATTCAGCCCATCGTATGCAGTCATAATCTGGCAATCCACACCTAATGCTTGCAATTCAGTGCAAGGCATCAATGCCCGGTATCGATAAGAAGCCAGTTTAAACTGCGCTGATCCTACAAATGTGACTCTCATAATTTACCCTTTCTCATGCCTTCGCGATGACACGTTCTGCATTTCCTCCACCCCTTATAAATTCTTGTATTTTCGACATTATAAGGATGCCCTTTGGGGCAATGGGTTTTATGCTTATTATAGTCCGCCCTTCCACGCCTTACATTCTCTAAGTGTGTCACGGCTTCAAGGTGATCCGGATTGACACAAGACCGAACCCGGCAAAGATGATCAACTTCAAGTCCCTTTGGGATTGGCCCTTTAAAATGCTCATATGAGAATCTATGTGCCCGCCAAGATTCCCCCATATATGCAAAATTTCCGTATCCATAAGGCTTAGTAGTCCCAAGCCATAACCAGCATCCAGATTCGGTGGTTGGTTCATATTTGGATTCAAAACTATCTATTCTATTCATCATTTTCTTCCCAGTCCTTGATACCCATTTTTTTTCGTTCTTCCATCAATGAAGCAATCAATCCATCACCATAAACCTTGATGCGAATATCGCCACCGAACATCTTGATCATATCTTGAAATTCATTGGCCTGACCAGCCATTGCCGGGTTGCACCAATAATCCTTCCCATCGGACTGGACCTTGATCACCTTCGTGGCATGATCCCCACCTGTATGGATATTGACCCGCTTCTTCTTGTCATTCTCCCCAACATTGCAGGAATCAAAGCCGTACAAATGGAACCGTTTGAAGCCCATCAGATAAGCCAGATTGAATGCCCTCAGACCGGAAGTTGTACCGCCACCGACCATCATTCGACCCTTCAGAAGTTCTTTCTCGCCCACATTGGATAGAGCATGCCACATGACCAGCTTCTTCCCGTTCAGGTGTTCAAACATTTTCGGTGAACATTGGGATGCTACAAAATAGACACACCCTCTGTGAGTGGAAGGCCACTGACCAGCCAGTTGGATACGATCAATCATATGATCCTGTGGGTCTAAAAATACACAAGCATCTGGGATGATACTCATCTCCTGGATCAAAAAATCATGGGCTCCTTTAATTGCAAAGATGGGTCGACCTGCTGCCCATTGCTTGCGAATAGAGTCTTGCATCTCAGGTGTTTCGATGGACGGGCCACATCCAACCAGGATGGCGTTACCATCATTGTGGACATAAGAGGATTGGAAGGAGGGGATGGTTTTTTCGTATTTTTCGAGGTTGTTTTTGATCTGCTCCAGGAGCATTTCATTGCTGTAGATACAGCGGGATTCTATCTTGAGGGGGACTTTCTCTTTGGATAATTCGAGGTTTTCCAATACATCATCGTTCATGCTTTCCCTTTCTCTAGGAATAGGTCGGGGAAGCCCGAAGGCCTCCCTTCCCGTTAAATTATGCTACGTTTCCGAACCAGGAAACATGAGCATTTTGAGCGATACAGGTTAATGCACTCGCTGCTGTTGAGGATGAAAGGGTTCTCAACCCGGCAATAAAGCCAAGCCCAGAAGTACCCGTTGCATTATCAACCGTACCCGCTGTTGCCGTAGCAAACAAAGGTGCGCCAAGAGCAGAATCTGCTGCAACATTTACTCTGATTTTGTTGCCACTGAGAGCAACCCAACCAAAAGATCCTGATGCAATCGCATTCTGTGCAAAAGCCACTGCACCGCCATTTGCCGAAGCATTAGCGATACTTAAAGGTGCTACCTTGGAATCAACATTCAACGAAACTGCGTCATATGCTGCAACCGAGGACAGCGCCTGGGTGTACATAAACTTAGCGCCGCCGTTACACATGACCGTTTTACCGATCTCGAAAGCTGCTTTCGCAGAATCCGCTTCTGTGTCTGTAAGCTTAACGCCAAGAGTCCCATCAATTGCATAACTAGGTGCTGGTCCGACACTCATAATGATTCTCCTTTAAGTTAGGCTTTAACAACGCCTTGAAGTTTACGATTAGAACAAACCATGTTGCCCTGCCAGATGATCGGGATGATCACGGCATCTTGGTTAACGCTCCGTTGCTCAGGTACTTCCGTCATGTTGGCATCTTTGTGGACGCACAACCGAAGGTAATCCGTGTTGAGGAAATACATATGTGCAGCAGGAATCCCGCCACCAAATGAAGTTCCACCGTCAAATACCACATCCGCTGTGACAAACTTCAAGGACTGGAAGCCATCAACTGCATTGGTATGATTTGACTCATATCGCTGCAAGTCAGAAAGGCTATTCCAGTAAAACGTGAAGTAGTCATTCGAGGACATAATAAGATCGGTCTTGTCGTTTCCACGACAAAGTTCCAACCAAAGTGGCTGCATCAAAGAAGCCATCGTTGACTTAGAAACAGTTACCGCACCACCGCCCTGAATAGGGTCAGCCGCACTCTGGAAATTGTTTGCCCAAAATCCATATGTGGATGAATTGATTCCACCAACGGTTCCGGTTCCATCGTCAGCAACGATTGCCTGTACGCCACCAATCTGATTGGCAAGAGTTCCGTCTGAATAAATATCAGATGAAATGTTGTTCTTGAAAGTTCGCATGGCGTTGGTCATACGAGACTTAGCCAAACCGACCAACTGGTTCTTCCCTGAATTGTTACGGAGTTCAAGACCACTTGCGGATACATGAACAGCCGCCTGTTTCCAGTCATACTTGGCTGCGCTGATTACATCGGAGACCGATACATTCAGTGTGTCATAGCCAGAATATCGCTGGTAGGTGCTGTTTTCTGCATAGTCAAGAGGCTCTACAATCTCATAACCACTGTCTTTTATATCCGTTCGACCCTTTCGGGACAAGCGCTGCAAAAGAGCGTTGTTGTTGGAAACATTATCAGAAATTGACTTTCTGTGTTCCCGTAACGTGGTTGAGACTATCTCCGTGAATACTGCATTTGGAGATGCCATTTAAAAATACTCCTATAAATTAATGACCCCACTATCGGCTCATGGCTCTGTCGTAGGTATCATTCATGGTTTCGTCCATGGTCTTTGCAACATTCAGTTTTTTACCGCTACCCCCTTTAGACTTCAAGTTGGTCCCGGCAGTCCTCTCAGCTTTGTCGGCTTCAGCCTGAGCCCTCTTTGTCCGTTCTGTATCCGCAAGCTTTTGTGATCTAGCCAGCGCATCAGTTCGGAGCTTAGGATCAGCATGGACAGCCATATCGTAAGCTTCCTCCATATCCCCAGCCGCCCCACTTGTCATAAGTGCGCCCATTACTGAACGAACCGTTGAAAAGTGTTCATGCTTTGGATCTGCAGCAAAGTTTGCGATTTCGCCATCAATTTCCTGAATCTCGGCATTCTGATCAACTTGTTGCTGTTGCAAAGTCCGTTGTTCCATCTGGTCAATCTTTCCATTCAGGCCCTGGATAGTATTCTGCAAGGCTTGAATATCTGGATCAACATACACACCTTCCTCGGATTGGTTGCCGAGTGTCGGATTTAAGCCATTCAATGGGATGTTAAACATCTTTGAAAGGTTCATCACGAAATCGACTTTCTGTTGCTCCGACCCGGTGCGTAAAAGAGCAGAGTTCTTCAGATAATCCTGATAAGCAGTAATTGTGTTTGCACCCTCTGCGGCTATCATGGCCTGATACGGCGCTTCCACCTGCTTAATGGTATCTGCAAACTTCTTGCCTTCTACACTTTGTTGGATTTTAGCTGCAAACTGATTGTTCCGCTTGATGAACTGATCCTGCATGGCAGGTGTCATTGCTTTCCAATCTTCCTCCTGGGCTTTATCCCATCCTAGCGGTAGATCACGGGTAGGAACCGCATCTTCCTGGGAGCCCTCGGAGTCTGTTGAGCTTTCATCCGTTCCTTCTTCCTTGGATTCTAACTCAGTTTCGGTCTGTTCTGAAGCGTTTTCTTCTGGTTCTTCAGTCTGAGTACCGTCCTCATTAGTAAACTTTCCTTGTTCATCTCTTGACCGTTCAGTGGGCCTTGGATCTTGATTATCATCAAAGACCTTGCCCATTGTTTCTTCGATTGCATCCCCACTAAACATATCATTGCTGTTGGAGATTGCTGAATCTAACCCGCCTGATTCGGTTCCATTATCTTCGCTCATAATTCCCTTTCTGGCTTACCTGAGACCGAGGCGCTTCTTCTGGTCTCTGAGGTATTCAGCCCTTTCAAAGTTATCGCCCTGAAATATTTCAGGGAGTTTTTCATTTCTTTTCTTCCAGCTCATCATTGATTGCTTCTCGCTTGGATCCACTTCACGACAATCATTGACCTTCATATCCTCTTTTCTTTGCCTTCGACCAGATATAAGCTTCATGTGGCCCCGGTCCTTGTCAACCGTTGTCGGGGACAAATAATCAGGGGTATCCTCCACCACATAATGCAGATGCGCAGGTTCATATTCCGCTGCTGGGACCAGCTTTTCAGCTTCTTTATCCCAGATCCATCTTTTAGTCTTGAGTGCCATTTATCGACCTTTCCATTAAAATTCCTTCCACATGATAGTTCCCTGAACATTACCATTTGCGCTCAACCCTCTATAAGCCAATACCAATTCATCGGGGGTTCCGTCAATAGCAGACCCTAATGAAAGTGTGCTTTTAAGTGCCAATGTTTCTGAATTTCCATCAGTCACAAAACCGCCAGCAATTACATGACCACCACTGATTGTTGAAGTAGAGGGGTCCGATGCCTGCCCCACCGTTGTTTCCATTGCAGAATTGGTTTTGGCAGACCATGTTTCGTTGGACATTGTTGGATTGTGTATCAGTTGCCATTCATAATCCCCTTTTGTTTCGTTCAAAATAGAAACCCCATTCAAGGCCATTTCAATCCCAGACCTAATCGCTGCGGCTGACAATCGAATCCCGCAAACCATGAAAAGAGTATCAACAGTGGTACATTCAACGTGAGCCCCATTCGTTCCGTGAAACTGCGGCAACCCTTTCGGGTTATGCCCCCCTTCAGATATAACACTTGAACAAATTTGTTCCAGACTCGATGCAGCACCCGCACCAGCATTTTCTATCTCATACCGCAGAGGCAAGCAAGGGGTTGTCATATAAACCCCCGCCGTAATATTGGCGTGATGGAACTTATGGACAACATAAAGCGTCCCATTGATAGCAAACCCCATTCTGACAGTACCAACACCCAACCACTCGAAATCAAAGAAGATGATCTGGGATTTTTCGGGGTCTAATGTTATACCGGAAGGATTATTGGCATCACCAGAACCATCCATCGTATCTTCAGACCAAGAAGATTGGGCCACCTCATTGTTGACCACCGAACCCGTATCAGAAGATCGGATAACAGCATTGATTACGCCTTCTTTGTCTATAAAATAGATCCCGTTCTCATCGTCAAAAAGACCCGCTGCCCTGGTAATCCCAGCCCCGCCACCATCTTTCCCAAGCGTCCCGGTCATAAATATCAACTGGCTTTTAGCGGGTTGATAGTTAAACCGTCTGAACGTCTGCCTGGTCCTCTTTCCTGCCGTAGAGCCTGCCACAGTAAGGGTCATTGACGATGTGGCTGATGTTCTTGTCGAAGTGGTCCCTGATCCGCTGGTCTCCTGATCGTCCCAGATAAGTGGCTGGGCATCTAACGTGAATTTTGCATCAAAAAGGGTTTCGGGGTCAGACACCCGTTGTCTTAAAAAAGCATCTATCGAGACTTGTTGCCTTGGGATATGGCTCACTGTTTCAGTTCCTTAATCATATGATCCACCAATTCGCATCATCGGATTTGACCGTGATTGCGATATATTGTTCATCCAAGGAAACCGTCAAGTTTTCATCAATAGTTTCTGCACTCGCAGCATCCACTATCACTGTTCCAGTCCCCGTTCTTTTAATGGTGATTTCTTTGTTGTTCCAACCCACAGCCGTATGAAGATTGACAGTTCCAGTAACGACCTTTACGAACCCAACATTAGTCGGGACGGTAAAACTACCAGAAGTGGCAGTTGCATCGCCACAAACAGAATCAATGAGCTTGTTGACCCGGAGGACAGCCAGCTTATTCTGCAGCATTGTTGGTAGAAGTCTTTTGTCATCAGTCTCAGGCATTTGGATCTCTTACCAGGGGCAGTTCCCCGCCACCTGATACGAATTTGGTTGTATTGTCATACTTTTTGGGCAGATTATCCACAGCAACCGCATCGATCTTCACCCGGTCCACCAAGCATGGCTTATTGGTGCAATGGTCCTTGAACACCGTTGCCCATGGCTCAAACATGGTGTGCCACTTTTTAGAGCATTCAGGACATTCAAAGTATGCTTTCAAGTCTTTTTTAGCCATATCT